CGCCGGTAGTAATCAAAAAAGGCGCCGCGACGCGAAATCAAGATACGGAGAAGCCTATTTAGCTCTTAAGAGGGTATTTGACGCAACCGTAGGTGGAGAGTTACCCGAATTGTATTTTATGTTTACTGACAACCTTATCTCTAAGCCAATGGGAAGGATGAGGCCGCCCATGAGAAAAGGTTACCTTACGTTTTGGGACCCACGTGTACAATCGTGGCGCTATAAAGCGAAAACGCCGTATGGAATATACGAAGGATGGAATACAGGGTTCTTAGATTTAGACGTCGAAAGTTTCTTAGTTGACGTCGCCTATAACTTCGTAGAGGATGCATTAATTGGCAAGATGAGCCGAATGGGTAAGCGTGGGCACGATTCAATGCTTCAACAATTCGGCAAAACGGATCGCGAAATCGGGTATCAGTTTGGCCCTACATTGTGACCCCTAGACATAAATTAAAAATTTTGTTACAGTGAAAGCACATACTAGATGTGGTAGGGTAACATACCCGTAAATAACATAATATGACACAATATATATTATGCGAAAAACGAATCCCCACATCTAGGTCAACCCTATGATGGAGGATCCGTTATTAAATGGCTTATAGAACAACTAATCAGAAACGTAGTACGACCCGCAGCAATACTAAGCGTAGTACTACTCGTCGCAGTACTAGTCCTGTCAGGATGTCAGCTGCGAAACGAGCCTCCGAAGCCGCCTTTAAACGCGGAGTTGCATCAGGGATGCGCATGCGGCGATCAGGAAGTCGTCGTTCATATATCTACTCATAAGTTACCAGAGATTGAACGAAGAGCCATTTGGAGATGGTTCTTTGAAAATGGGACACCTGTCAAACCTCGATGAGGCAGGTTGGAGGGGGAGTCTTGCAAAAGTGATCTCCCCTCCCCCTCCAATAAAATTCTTAACAGGAAAGAAAACATGGCAAATTTATCAAGACAAATCAGAAAGCCCCGTTTCATTATAGGAAACGGTGGTAAATTTGGACGTTTAATACCGTTCACGTATCACCAGGTATTCGCTGGTGAAAGCCAACATAATATTAAAACCCAGTTGCAATTTATGTCTAAGCCCGTTGCACACCGCATGAGCGGAGCAACAGTTGATATATGGTACTATTATGTACCATGGCGCTTAGTTTGGTCGGATTTCCCGACGTGGGTTATGGGCGATAGCTCATTAACAGTCCCCCAAACCAATCACGCTGCGGGCAGCGCATTGTTTGGGTCGCAGACTGGCGGGCAACAAGCTCATTTGCTAGGCGAAGCCTATCAGAAGATTGTTAACCAGTATTTTCGTGAAGAGCATGACCAATATTCACTCTCTTCTACTACAGCCGTTCTTCCAATTGTGGATAGAACCGCGGAAACACAAGGTGACGAAGAATATGAGACTGAGGATGAAACCATTGACGTTTCCGGTGGTACACTTTCTATAAGGACCTTAGAGCGCCATCGCGCAAGGTTAGCTTACGAACGTAAAGTAGAAAGCTTGGACGGCAAGTATACATCGTTCTTGCGTGCCCAAGGGGTTAACGCAAATGAAACCGTGTCACAAATACCAGAGTTTCTGGGACACTATCGAAAATATATTAAACCTCAAAGAACCGTAAATGATGCAACAGGACTCTCAGTCCAAACGTTTGCGCACGAATGTACGCACACTTTGTCAAAGCGCCGCTTTTTCCAAGAACACGGAGTTGTTATAGGCTGTGCATCAATTCGTCCTAAAGTTCACCTTAACGGTGGGTCGAATGTAGATTCAATGATCTGGCAGACGCCCCAGCAATTCCCACACGTGGGACAATTAGCTGAACATAAGAAGATAGCTGATGTCAACTTCACCTCATTAGGTGGACATGAGAATGAGTCGGATGGAACTCCCGACACGTATCTGAATATAGACCACTATCTGTGGAATGGACGAACCCACGTTTTGAACGTGGATAGTAGCTATATCAATGCGTATGATCCAACGGATGACGAGACAGCATTGTATCCTACGGCTGCATGGGATGCAGTTCCGTCGGATAATACCGCTACGCAGCATTTCAACTTCGAAGGCGTCATGTCCTCGAAAGTTGCAACGCCATTAAGACGATTAAAGGTGGTTTAAATGACAAGTATCGTCTGGATAATGGTTTTAGGAATGCTTGCATTCAACACTGTCATTCTAAGCATACTGACGGGCTATATCATAGCCCGTCGCGGTCAGGGGAAGTAACCCCTGATCCGCCTACTTGATCTTTATAGCATAAGTGACACCGCTCGAAGGCTCTGGGAGCAACATTCATGGTAGCTAAAGTAAAAATAGACGGACTCAAGAAAATCCACGGTTTAGACCAGTGGTGGTCCGACCACATTGAT